AACATAGCTTCCATATTCAGGGGCTTTGAAACCGCGTGAAGTAGTCACTGCGCCAACTGTTACAACCGCGCTCACTGGAGCTGTCGGTGCAAGAGCGTTGTCCGCAGAGACGGGAGCTGTTTGGTTTACGCGCAAGAACACGTCAGGGCGAAGTTGAACTACGCCGCCAGCGGTTCGTACACGATCAACCACGAATCCAACTTGAGCATCTGCGCCAACAGGAATCTGATAACGACCCTTGCTGAAGAATGCTTTGTTGAAATCGCTATGCGCCACATGTGGAAGATAGCAATGAGTTGGGTACATGTAGTTGTCCATCAAAATTCGGGCAACTTCTTCAAATACTGACTCACTCATGATCTTACCGCGAAGATCGAGAACGTGTTCTGTCGAAACAGAAGCAATTCCATCACCAGCAGTTGAAGGATCAGAGTAACCAGCAAGAAGTTGTTTTCTCAAGCCGTCAAAAGCTTGTGAAAGAATCGATGAATCTCCGTTGAATAATTGCTCTTCCATTCGTTGAAGCATCCACTTCGCGCCGTTTTTAGTTTCAAGCGCAACCACGTTTCCGTGTGCTGGGCGAACTAACAACATTGGGTGGCTGATTTCACGGGTTGTTCCCATGAACTTTACGAAGGCAGCTTTACGTTGGTAAGCGCTGTCTTCTGTTCGTGGCAATCCGCCTTCTTCGATGAAGAACCCACCACGACCGCCGTACTTTGAGAGTAGATTGTACTCTTCGACTGTGTTGTAGGCTTTCGTTTTGGGAATGTCATTGTACATGACAATGTTCTTCTCCATAAACGAAACGATTTTAAGCGTAGAATCCAAACTCTCGACTCGCAGTGCTCCGCCGCCAGCTTGAGTGCCAACGTCTGTGGCATAGCCAGCAGTGAGGGCTTTATTCAAATCAGCAACAGTCTGTGAATCAGAAAGTCCGAAACCTTCGCCGTGTGTTTCAAACTGTTTTGTGTCTATTACAGGTAACATGGTTTCTCCTTCTTAGTTAAGAACTGTTTTAAGTTTATTGACCAGTTCTGGTCGGATATATCCACCCGATTCAAAACCAATTACATCCATATCCGAAGCCTCGCCCTTCATGACAAGGTCACATAATGCCTTGCTCATTTGAGACTTAGCTATTGAAGGATTCTCAGAAAGTGATTTGAACACTTTGTCTGTTCCTTCTTGCTCCAACCCTGAAGCGAATTTACGCTCTGGAGCTGTCGCAGACTTAACCACTGTGTCGGCCTTCGCAGCGTGAGCTGGAGCGGCTTTGAACACACCGATTTGTTGGCAAATTGCTTTTAATACAACGCCAATCTTCGCTTGCGATTTTTGTATGTCCTCGACCACGGCGGCAAGTTCATCAAATTGTGCCGAATGAGACGAATCGCTTTTGGCGACGCACTCTCGAAGAGCATCAATAGTATTGCCAGTATGATCAACGAGCGAGCGCAAGAAGTCAGAAACGTCGATTTTCGTCTCGATCTCTTCTGGCATTTCTTCCGCGAATGATTTTGCATAAGATTTCTTCTTCATTTTTTTCTCGAAGTTGTTCTCTTTTGCATCTTCTTGCTCATCTTCTTCCCCGCCTTCATCTTCCCCTTCTTCGTCAGCATCGGCTTTTTTTACAGCCTTTTTTGACTTATCTGGGCCAGGTGCGGCTGAAGACATTTTTTCTTTTGCAGGATTGCCTAGATCGCCGCCTTCTGGCTGATCAAGATCCTGTTCAGACGCCTTGATAACTTCTTCATCGGAAGCCAAATTGGCCTCTAACGATGAGAGAGCTTTCTCGACATCTTGTTGTGTGATTTGCTTCATCTTTGACTCCCCTCTTTATAAGTGTAGAACTAATTTTTTAAGCGCAGCGACTTCGGGAACTCCCGAGTTAGCTGCATCCAATGCGATAACCGCATCAATCAACTGGTCAAGTTTTGTCATCATAGCCGCGATTTGTTTTTCTGGAGCATCATGTAGAACTCCTGGAACTGCATCCGCTTCTGCTAATGATATTCTGCCTATTGCTGGTTCACTCATAGCCTTCCCCCTTTCTTAAATAAGAAATTGATAAATGTTGCCGCAGCTTCTTCGGAGAAGTCTGGGCGCTTTTCTAAAACATATTCCATTGATTTCAAAAGATCATCATAACCGAGCGCCCTTTGCAGGGCAGATTCAGCTTTTTTCTTACGATCTTTTTTTCTATTGAAAGAAGAAACATCTTTCGCATCCGACTCTAAAGACTCAGACCTGATAGCACCACCACCTGATTGTGTAGCGGGAGAAGTCCCAAACCCAGCGGTCATAGCTTTGATCGCTGTTTCTGAGTCAACAAAGGATTTGTTTAGTGTGTCCCAAGTGCAATCAGTATTCACTGGGCAATTCGTAATGGCGACGTTTCGGATTCGCGCCTTATGGATGGTCTTGTCTTCCCTGCGTAGAACTTTTCCTTCAATACTAAAACCAAGTTTTTTGTCTGGGACTTCGTTGAGGGCTTTCGCCAACTCCCAAAGTCCTTCAGATCTTTTTGTCCCCTTGAGAATATATCCTTCACAAGTCCAACCAGAAGCTTTTTCTAAACCAAACGCGGCTAGAGACTTGTGATATTGAACTCTCTCGGGGTAACCAACAATCGCAGAAGTTTCTTGAGAGTGATTGTCGTTGAAATGTCCATTGTGAAGAAAGTCGTCGAAATCTAAACCATCGGCTTTTACAATTTCACCTTGGCGATCTTTACGATCGGTTGACATAACGCCAGCGATTCTTCGCGAGTTATGATCTTCTGGGTGAGTGTTATTGCCTGATTTTTTTACGTCTGTAGAGTCATAAAAAACAACATCTGGTAACCAGATTTTGAAGCTGTCTTCTTTGATGAAAAAATCTTCCATAAGCCCTCAGAGTGTCAATCATCCCTACTCCGTCAAACTTGAGCCTTATGGGTTATTCAAAAATACTACATGTAATATACTGTATTACAATGTCTTTTTTTTCGGAACCGAAGAATTTACTTCATATACAAATCTGGACTGGATGGACTTAAGTAAGTCCACTTCGATCGGGACATCGTGGCCGCACCCTTTGCATACGACGTGCATACCATTTTTATCCCACTTCAAAAGCTTAGAGCGCATCTTCGTCTCATCCCCGTAGGACTTGATGATATTCGCTCCGCACTTTGTACAGTCTAGATCAAACTCATTCATCTCAAACCCTTAAGCTGCCTGATCTTCGCGATCAGTTGTCCTTTAGTCAGACTCTTAAAAATTGGTTGCTCTTCACCTATCACAAGACTCCAAGATTTTTTAACGCCACGCTTCAGTTCTGCGTCAATAAATGGAATCAATGCCACAGGGTCGATGATCTTTCTTCGGATGTCCCCGTGACCAGCCTTAAAAATATCAGCATGGGTTAGACCAATTTCTGATAATTTAGACTTTGGGATGTCTGTTAGCTGATCAACTCCGCCGCGCATCTGGACATACTTGCGCATCGCAGATCTATAAACGCCTTCTTGAAACTTCGCTTGATTGCCAGCGCTGATCTTGCCGTCTTGTCCAACTGGACTTCCAAAAGAGGCGGTCGCATACGCTGCGCCTGCACCTTCGCCAGAAGTTTTCTTCACGACATAATTCCATGCTGGAACTAGGTGCAATGGAAGATCGCCTGGGGGCATTTGTGGCTTGCCATCAATTTTTTGTATTGAATCGAAAAACTCTTGAGGCATTGCTTTTTGAACTCCGCCAGCTCTGCCTGTCGGTGTTGACCAGCTCATTCCCGCTGGTCTCGCAGCTCCATGATCGCCCCACGACTTAAGATCGTTGTAGGTCGGGTATGGTGGCGGAGCGCCTGGGTGTTGAGATGTGAATGAGTCGCTTAGGTAATCTTTCATTCGTGCGAATTGTTTCGCAGCGAAACCACGCTTCATACGCTCAACTTCAATGTCTACTGGGTGATTATTCATAACTTCATCAAGACCCATGAACGTGCCACGCTCAAAATCTTCTGAGATCCCACTAATGCCACGGATTCTTTTGCCTGAAAGTTCTTTGTATTTGTCCACAAGGTTCGCCTCATTCAAGGGCTTCCCTGCGGTCTTGAGCGCTTCGATCGCACCGAGAACGTGTTCAACAACTGCTTTGCGATCTGGTTTTAGATCAGCTTTGATTTTATCGTAGATTCCTTTTGCACGAGAAAGATATGGGTTCTCGCCAGAAGACTCTGCATCAAGCATCGCTCTAACAGGAGCGTCGGCTCGTGCGAACTCTGGATCTGCCGCGTGTAGGTCTCGTGCTGCCGCTCCATCTGGATGAATTGCCTGATTGCGAACTTGAACTCGTGCAGATGCGGCTTGCGCTCGTGCGCGAGAAGCTGCGGCGATATTCTCTGGTCTATCATGTGGGTTTTCTGGAGCTGGCTCTCTTGGAGACACGCGAGCCGATTCTGGTCGTTCTTCTGGCAATGCTGTCGCTTGTCGTGCGCGTTCTGTCCGAAGCTCGCTCTCTT